GGTCGGGGAGATAGGGCAGGCGTTCGCCGCTAAGGGTGCAGTCTTCTCAACGCCCAGTGCTCACCACGGCGGGGCAGGCGCGCAGAAGGAGCTGACAAAGGAGCAGATCGAAACGATCAACCACCGAGGCGGGAAGCCTGCCGACGGGGAACAGCCCTTCTAACGTGCGGTATTAGATTTTCCAACCATTAACCAAAAACAAAACTAACTATGGCAATGACCGTAAAGAGACGCCGCGACGACAACCTCCCTCGCATCGTCGTGCATAAGGTAGCGGACATTCGCGGCGGTGTGTCGGTCGACACCAAGGAACTGGGCGGTGACGTCCTCCTCGAGGGTACGCCACTCAGTGCGCCCGTGAATGGTGTCTGTCACGCCGTCAAGATCGCCCGCGTCGTGGGCGATGTCGGCGCTACCGAGATGTCCATCAAGATCGCCAAGGGGCATAACCTCCGCGTCGATGACGCCGTAATGGCAGACGAGGCGAAGGTAGCAACGAAGATTACCAAGGTGGACGACACCGCAAAGGACTACGACACGATTACCCTAAAGGCGGCCATCGGCGAGCTAAAGAAGGGGACAATCATCGTAGAGGCGAAGGAGGAAAGCTCAAACGCATCGGCGCTGAAGTACCAGCCCGTCGCAATCGCAGGGCATAACGTGGTAATCGAGCCTAAGAGCAACCTCATAGTCAACGCGTGGGTAATCGCCGTGACCACTGGCCACGCCCTCCCCTCGTGCATCCGTAAGACCCTTACGGGCGTCGTGAACTACTAAACTAAATCAACTGAATAACAATGGTAATAGGAACTATGATCGAAGGCCTCGACGCGCAGATCGTCCAGGCTCGCGTGAACGGCATCGACGCTAGGCCTTTCCTCTTTGGTATGCACTTCCCGATTAAGAAGGTAAACGGCTTCTCGTGGAAGACGCTCGCCAATCAGGCGGCTAAGCTCAACGTCGCAGCCGACATTCATGCCGACGGCTCTACCACCCTCCGCAAGTCGCGTCCAAACTTCGAGAGCGCACGCGGTGACATCCCCTTTATCTCGATCAGCCGTGAACTCGGCCGCTCCGAGATCAAGGACTACCAGGTTGCGCTCGCAATGGCACAGGACGCCGATGCGACGAAGCTTGTGCAGTATTGGGGAGAAGACGTTGACTTCTGCTTCAACGGCGTACAGAGCGAGCTTGAGTACATCGCGTGGGCGCTTGCCTCTAACGCTGGTAAGCTCTCCTTCACGACGACGAACAACGCAACGTTCGCCAACCAGTACGACCTCGACTACGACGTCTACGACTTCCAAAGGCAGAAGACTACGAGCGACTGGGGCAACGCCTCCTCCGCCGACGTCCTCGGCGACCTGCGTAGGTTTGTCAAGCTGGCGAAGGAGAAGGGGCTCAATCCCAAGTTCGTCTTCATGAACCTCGACGAGCTGTATAAGATCTGCTCCACCGAGCAGATTATCAAGGCTTGCTCGAGCTTCATAGCCAACGCCGTAGGCTCGGCACAGACGCCAGACCTCGCGTCCGTCAATCAGATGCTCGCACGTCAGGCTTGGCTCAACGGCCTGCAGATCCGCGTCATCGATCAGACGATCACGCGCGAGTTCGCCGACGGTAGTAGCGTTTCGGGCAATCCCTTCGCCGACGCTCGAATCATCCTCTCCGAGAAGGAGATACTCGGCTCGACGCAGTACGACCTCCTGCAGGAGAACGTGACCGAGGGTGTCATCCGCGTAGAGCGTGGCCACACGGTGGTCAAGAAGTACGGCACGATCGAGCCACAGACCGAGGTAACGCTCGGGCAGGCCGACGCTATCCCCGTCCTCGACACGGCGTACCGCAATATCTACGTCCGTACCGACGCGCAGAACTGGTAAACGAGCCGACGTTGTATGGTAACAATCGCCGAAGCACTGCGAGGCCTCAACGCCTACCCTATCCCCGAGCGCACACTCATAGGGATAGCAACGGCGCGCGGCTTATTCCTGGCCGACGACGCTACGAGAGAGGCGCTACGAGGGAGGGCTTATCGCCTAACCTCGGCAGACCTACTCGTATGGCTCTCACAAGCGCCGAACGTCTCGCAAGGTGGGCAGTCGTATAGCTTCACGGACGAGCAACGCAAGGCATTGCGCAATCAGGCCTCGGCGTTGTATCGCGACCTCGGCGAGGACGACGGCACGGGATCGGCCAAGACATCGTACGGCTACAAAGGGACTAACCTATGATCATCGACAACGGAGTATTGTACACGCGGACGGCCGTAGAGGCGACGCCATCGCTCGATCCTAAGACGGGCTACCCACGCCGCGCCGAGGCCGAGTGCTGGCACAATCCTATTCGCTGCCAATTTCGCGCACGAGATTACAGCAATCTCACGCGCGTGCAGGGAGAGGCGGTGCGCCTCGCCAAGTACGAGATACTAATCGAGGAGCAGCCCTTCACGGCAGGGGCGGTGCGCCTCGAGGACGCATTCGGCGTCGTGTGTGAGGCTTCCGTTATCGAGATCGAGCCGCTTACGGCCGTCGGGCAGATCCGCATACTCATCTAACGGGCTATGGCGATTAAGAGACTGACACGGGCAGACGCCGCTGAGAGGTATGTAGGCGAGCAGCTCGAGCGCATGCAGAGGGCTATCGTCTATAATCTCCAGTATATCGGCGAGCAGTGCGTCGCGCATGCACGAAGTCTCCCCTCGCCTCCTGCCGAGGCGGGAGCATCGCCCCACCAGCCTAACTATATCGACCGAACGGGCAACCTCCGCTCCTCGATAGGCTACGTCGTCGCCGTAGACGGCAAGGTCGTCGAGGGCGGGCGCTTCCCGTCGATAAAGGAGGGCGGCGAGGGCGCAGGGCAGGGCGAGGCGTTCGCCTCCGAGGTCGTGGCGCGGGAGTTCCCTCACGGCGTCGTCCTCGTCGTCGTGGCGGGTATGAACTACGCAGCCCACCTCTCCGCGCGAGGGTACGACGTACTCGACAGCGCCGAAGTGCTGGCGTCTAAGCTCGTTCCTCAGCTCCTCCAGTCGCTCGGCTTCGAGGTCTCCTAATCACGCACAACGCAAAGTATGAAGCTAACGAGTAAGAAGGTACAGCGCGATGTGCGCGAGCTACTCCTCGAGAGCGAACTCGCTAAGGCTATCGACGGCGGCGTCTACCACGCGGGGACACGCCCACGAGATAGCCGAGCCGAGGACGCGGTCGTCATCTTCACGGGAGGCGTCCCCGACCAAATAGACGAGGGCGTCGTGACGCTCAATATCTACGTCCCCGACATCCTCCCCTACGGCGAGGACAATGGGGTGCAGGTCGAGGACTTGCAACGCGTCGAGGAGATCGAGGAGCTGGCGCGTATGTTCGTCCGCTCGCTCTCGGCAGGTCGGTCTTGCTACCGCTTCCGACTACTGCAGACGATCCACAGCGTCGCCGAGCCTTCCATTAACCAGCACTTCGTCGTCGTCAAGCTCGCTTATCGCTACTACGACGGCGTCGAAGATTAGAGATACAACCATTACAACCAATTAACTACCTATAACTATGGCAGTACTATCATGGGGTAAGCCCAGAATTCAAAAATGTGCGTCGGTGGCAGGCGTCCCCGACGGCAACTGGATCGACCTCGACACGCCGAAGCAGGACACGACCAAGCTCACGACCACCGCTGGGCAGGAAGTGACCGCGAACGAGGAAGGAGGCGATGTCGTCGACGTCCGCTCGGGCAAGAACACCTACACGCTCGAGTTCGACCAGTTCGTCAAGAAGGGCGTCGCTCGTGACTTCGAGGACGAGGACGGCCTCGTTCCTGGCGATTTCGCTATTCGACTCATCCCCGAGGATGAATCAACGGAGGGGCTTCTCATCGAACGCGCCACGATCCGCGTCGAGGAGAGCTACTCTTCGACCGACGGGAAGCTACGTCACGTCGTCGTTAAGGCCGTCAAGCCCGCATCGGGGAAGACGCTCAAGCCCTACACACACAACGGCCTCGTCGTTTCCGTAAGCGAGCTGTTCTTTACGAACGCCGCCGACACGACAGGTAAGTCTATCACCGTGACCTCGACGGCAAACCCAACTGCCGTATCGAGCGAACGATGGGCAACGGCCGAAGTGGCGGGC